CTTTTGCACAAGTACTCGTTCTAACGACTCTAAACCCAACCAAACCAACCAAATCAACAAAACCAAAACAACCAACAGAATCAGAGCGCCATGCGCCCCTCTCCCCATCAGCACCACAGCGTTGTTAACCGCAACGCTCTGTTGAAAGGGTTGAGGGGCCGCGACGCCGTCGTAGCACCCCCCCCGCCAACCCAATACAGTGGACCTGAGTACAACGCACATGACTTAGACGGACGGATGAAGGTGGTAGCAGAGCGAAATGTCAAGATCGTGGTGCCCCACGATTTTAGCGAAGGCAAGTTTTCGTACGAAGACGCGCCAAATCCGCTGAATCAAATGGGCCCTGTACATGAGAGTTGCGTCCCTCTGGTGACTTCAAACGACTACCAATCGTTTTTAGCCGCCTTCAATAAGAGGAGCAACTTCGTACAGGACGGACCTGACGACGACATTTCCGACGAAGCATTCTTGGAAGCAATGACTATAATTCAAGACATCCCAGACAAGTTCGACCTGTGGGATGATAACGACATCGACCGCGAGCAATGGCTCAGCGGCTTCGCGCCTGCCAAGAAACAGCGCATGCAAGCCGCCTGGAACGAGATATGCCTAGCTGAAACGCGGGATATCGGCCGAAAGGACCTGTCTGTTAAGCAAGAAGTCTTGATTAAAAGGGATGACCCGACCTGGGCACCCCGAGTTATTTACGCCGGCAATGACGTGTTCAATGCAGTCACCGGCCCAGCTTCCAACGTAGTAATGAAAAGGGCGGTAGAGTTGACCAGAACTCACCACGTGCCCATCGGTGACGCATTGATCGAATTTGCGTACAAAACGACCGATGTCAAACTTTGCGAATTTCTATTCGCCGATGAGGATCTCAAGGAGACCATCGAGGGAGACTTTTCTAGGAACGACCGCGAACAACGCAGCAAGGTCGCCTTACTATACGATGCTTGGTTAGAGAAGTTAGGAATGCCACAGTGGTTCCGCTCTCTACTACTAACACTAGAACATTACGAAGTGGTCAACAAACGCTTCGGTTTCCGTGCCCAACTCAAGTACCAGCTTCCCACTGGGACCACCTCAACAACCCCCCGTAACTCGCTGTACAATGCCGTGATGTTCGCTGTCGCTCTTCGTCGACAGAGACTCCGC